ATTAGATATTATAGTGTATAATAGTACTATGTATAATTTAGAAGAAAATTTATTAGAGTCTTTTATAAACCTTAAGGGACTCCTCTCACAAAAAGTAGAACAACAATCTAAATCAGACTTCCTTACGTTTGTCCGACTGATGGCTCCTTCCCTTGTGTCTGACTTCATGATGGGTAATCACATTAAATTAATCTCTAATAAACTTAAGGATCTTGAAGAAGGAAAAATAAAAAGACTAATGGTCTTCCTACCTCCTCGTTCCTCTAAGTCAGTCATCTGTTCTAAATTATTTCCTGCATGGTATATAGGTAGAAATCCCACTCATGAAATACTAACTGTATCTCACAGTGATCAGTTGTCTTCTGACTTCGGCAGGTCTGTCAGAGATGTCGTCAACACAGAAGACTTCAATAAAATATTCAGAGGTGTCCAACTCAGGAGTGATGTCAGGGCAGCAGGTAAATGGAAGACGAACCAAGGCGGTACTTACTATGCTGCTGGTGTCAGATCACAGATAGCAGGTCGAGGAGCGCACATAGCTATCCTAGATGACGTAATGTCTGAAGAAGATGCCTTCTCTGATGCAGGTAGAAGGTATATTAAAGAATGGTATCCAGCAGGATTAAGAACAAGACTTATGCCGAATGGATCTATCGTCATTATCAATACCAGATTTCACTACGATGATCTTTGTGGATGGCTCCTGAAACAACAGGAAGACATGAGCGAGTATGAGACAACTCCTTGGGAAGTTATAAAGATACCTGCATGGCTTGATGAAAAGGCAGCAGACTTACTGGAATTACCTGTAGGAGGAAGTTACTTCCCTGAATGGAAACCAGATAAAGTCTTGCAAACAGATGAGAACGAAATAAAAGCAAGTAACGGAAGCCGCTACTGGAACTCTCTCTACATGCAAGATCCCACTCCTGAAGAAGGAGGATTAATAAAAAAGAGATGGATACAGTTCTGGGAAGAAGATAACCCTCCTAACTGTGATTTTCTAATACAAACTTATGATACTGCCTTCTCTACCAGAACGACAGCAGACTTCAGTGTGATCCAGACATGGGGTATCTTCAATATGTATGATCAGGATGAACAAGGCTATGAAAGTTTTGTTCCCCAACTAATACTACTAGGAAATATCAAGGGAAGATTTGAATATCCTGAACTTAGAAGGCTTGCACAGAAACTCTACAACGACCACAGACCTGATGTCTGTATGGTAGAGAAGAAAGCCAGTGGGCAATCTCTGATACAGGACATGAGGAGAGCAGGACTGCCAGTAATGGAATATAATCCTGACAGAGACAAAGTTGCCAGAGTATATGCAGCTTCACCTATTATGGAAGCAGGGCGTGTCTGGATACCAAAGGGAAAGAAGTGGTCTGATGATCTGGTAGAAGAACTTATCAGATTTCCCAATGCTGCTCATGATGATCAGGTAGACGCAATGACAATGGCAATCCACTATATGAAGGAGTCTTGGCACTTAACCCATCCTGATGATCCTGAGTGGGAAGATGAACCAAGATCAGAAAAAAATACATATTGGACATTTTAACTTGTGAAATAGTTAATTTTATGTTATAATAGTGTAGGGACTAAAAGGGGAATAATATGGTAGCATCATCACTATTTAAATTAGCTGGTCGGATAGCATCTAGAATGGCTGATAGATCAGTTGACTCTGGTCTTCCCAGAATTGAAAAGCTATTTGGAACACCTCCCAGAACTCCCTTTCCAACCACAGTAGAAAAAATTGCTTTTGGTGACGAAGCCTTCGCTAGAGGTCCGTATGAGTTTGGAGGACCGCCAAAAAAATATACAGGACCAATGGAAATAAAAGAAGTAGACGAAGTAATACTAGATGCTCCTCTTAGCAGATCTGAAAGAGATTACTTTGCAGGTTTGTCCAGAGAGCAACGTCCCGGTATAGGTCATAATAGACCGCCTGTAGAAGAAGTTATTGATACAGAAGACATTTTAAAAAGAACAAGAAAATTTTATCCCGAAGCTAGAATTGAGGAAGGAACACTTCAATATAATACTCATAATTATTGGGATAAGAATTTAGAATATAATGCACTTAGGAAAAGTCCTAAAGAAACTAGTACACATGCTGATCTTGCTTATCAACTTGAAGCAGCAGGAGATAATTTAAGAGAACTTACAAAAGGTAGACCCGAACATCCTATATCTGGAAACAAGGGTTATATAGTAGAGAAAATAAATAGGCTTGAACGATCAGCAAAAAATAGGCATCCAGACGATGCATTTGGAAATCGTGAAAAATTATCTAAAGATGATAAAATAAAATTAGACAAAATAAGAGAAGATGCTAGTAAAATTCCTGTTTATTCAGAAGAGACAAAACTAGCTAAAGCTATTATCATGAATGTAATCGAGAATCGTCCTGATTCTTTACTTAAAAACATAAAAAAATATAGAGATATAATGGGATTACCAGATATAGTAGAACCATTTAAACATGGTGGTGGTCTTTCCAGTATTAATAAACCTATTACTATAAATGGACAAGAACACAATCTAGCATGGATCAGACCAGATGAAGCTTCTGCTCTGAAAGCTATGGGTGGTAGTGGTAAGAAGGTAGGTGGTATCCCTGCTTATTTTGATGCTTGGAGTATGGGAGAAACTCCTACTCCTGAAGAAGTATATTCTGTACCAGAACCTGAGACTGCGGCTGATGTCGAGCAATTTATGGAAACTTATGAACAGCCTACTGCAAAAGACTATGCTGATCTTCCAGAGGCATACACCTATAAAGCAGATATAGAAAAAAGGGATCAAGATGATTTTTGGAATAGACCTTCTGATGATCCTACCGAATACCAAAAAATATATGACAGACCCGAATTAGATATATATAAGACTAAATTAATCGAGAGATTAGGTGTACCGGGAATGGAATCTTATATGAAAGGATTAGGAACATCTGGACTTAGGCAGATGGTAGATAAGTTTCATACAGGATATGATTTCGGTGGTCCTATGGGTACAATGGAAGGACTAACAAGAAATATAGCATTAGACTATGCAAGTAAATTAGGACTTAAAAAATTATCAAAAGAGCTTAAAGAATTAAAAGAAAGAAAGTTATCAGATGAAGAGTTGGAGAAAGAAAAAGAAAATATTTTATCACGATACCAAGGTATAGCTGATGATCTTGGTGGAAAATTTATTCCACAAAAAGAGTTTAAAGGAATGTATGGAGATTTTGATAAAACATTAGAAAAGTCTGGTTTAAAAGGTACACTCGCTGGAACAGCTTTAGATTTTTTTAAACCGGGCTCACTTTTAGATAAAGGTATTTCAGCAGGATTAAATGCTTTAACTAAAGCTTTTGGAGTTGTAGGAGAATTTACAACTCCAGAAGGAAAAACTTTCCGGGTAATGGATGACGGAACTTTAGTTGAACCAGATATGCCTCCTGATCCTAGTAGTGTAGATGAGGGTACTGTAGAAGTTGATAAAACAGTAGAAGCTGTAGTAGCTCCAACTTCTGAAACAGTAGCAGAAGTAGAAGCAGGACCAATGGAGACATTTCAAGCAGGTTTAGAATCAATAGAAAGTAATGAAGGAATTAAGAACAGTATACAAATATTAATGGATCAATATGGAATTTCAGAAGGCGAAGCAAGAGTAATGCTTGGCTTAGATGTTAATATAGCATAGGATAAGATATGGCAACAGAAAGAAATCCCTTCGATAAAATACCACAGGAAGTATCTAATGTAGTTCCTATGGCTCCAGCCGAACAAACTGATATAGATGCTACGTTTGAAGTAGCAGATGATGGTGGAGTTATAGTTGATTTTGCAAGTGAAGATATAGTTATGGAGCCTTCCGAAAGTATTGCAGAATGGTATGGTGATTTATGTGAGACACTTGATGAAAATGAATTATATGAAATATCGAGTGATGTAATAGAAAACTATCAGGCAGATAAAGATTCAAGAGGTGAATGGGAGTCTATGTTTGAAAGAGGTTTTGAATTACTAGGACTTAAACTTCAACCGGGATCAGAACCTTTTGAAGGAGCCTGTACAGCCGTACATCCACTTCTGATTGAGTCGGCAGTTAAGTTTCAGTCTAAAGCTTCAGGAGAACTCTTTCCTAGTTCTGGCCCTGTCAAAGCTAACATTATGGGTAAGCATACACCCGAAAAACAAATGCAAGCTAATCGGGTACAGAACTTTATGAACTATCAGTTGACTGAGCAGATGCCAGAATATTTTGATGAGTTTGAAAGAATGCTGTTCCATCTTCCTCTGATAGGATCTGCTTTCAAAAAGATATACTATGATTCAACTTTGAAACGTCCTGTCTCAGAGTTTATACCGATAGATCAGTTCTATGTATCTTACTTCGCAACTGATCTTAGGAATGCAGATAGATATACCCATGTTATTTATCGTAGTCCTGTAGAAATAGAAAGAGATATAAGAGCAGGAGTTTACAAAGACGTAGAACTACCTGAACCTAATCAGACAAATATAACATCCTTTACAGCAAAGATGGATACAATACTAGGTATATCTCCTAGTTCAGATAAAGATCCCCAATATATATTACTTGAGCAACACTGTTATCTGGATATAGAAGGTAAAGATCAGTCATTGCCTTATATCGTAACAGTAGAAGAACAAAGTAGAATAGTATTAAGTATTCGCAGGAACTATGAACAAGATGATCCTAATATGGAAAAGAGAAGTCACTTTGTTCATTACAGGTTTGTACCCGGATTTGGTTTTTATGGATTGGGCTTGATACACTTCCTTGGTAATTTAACAATGAGTGCAACCGCTGCAATGAGATCCCTGATTGATGCAGGACAATTTGCTAATTTACCCGGAGGTTTCAAGGCTAAGGGAATTAGAATCGTTGGTGACAATGAACCTATTTCCCCCGGTGAGTTCAAGGAGGTTGAAGCAACTGGAGTAGATCTTGCAAAGGCTATTATTCCTCTCCCCTATAAAGAGCCTTCCTCTACTCTATTCCAGATGTTACAATTTGTAGCTTCTGCTGGTCAGAAGTTTGCAGACAGTACAGAGCAGATTGTTTCTGATGCTGCCTCCTATGGACCCGTTGGAACAACGATGGCCCTCCTTGAAGCCAGTAGCAAGTTCTTCACAGCTATTCATAAACGAATACATAAATCTCAGAGAGATGAGTTTAGAGTTCTTGCCAAAAT